GATAGCAACTTGGAACAATGTGTCAGGATCATCGCAGACATATGCTGTGATAAAACCAGAAGTCACTGTTGTGCCGCTGATAAAGTTTTGTTGGAACTGAAGTTGGCCAGTTGATGGGTTAATAAATTCACAACCCAAAAATACACCAGCAAAGCCACCAGTAGGTTTAGCGGTTGTAGCAGCAGAGCGAGCGACTGTACCGTCACTAACTTTAACCAATAAATCACCAAAACCAATGTTTGCTGCTAGACCACTTGCAATGCGCATTTTGCGCGTAGAACCCGCAAAGACTTGTCCGCCGATCAAATTGACCGGTTTTAAGCCGTATGGGGCATCAATAGTAGGGTAAGCCATTTAAGGACTCCTAATAAATTAAGTTTAATTGCCTTTGCCAAAACTTGTCGTCGACTTGCCTTCTTTAAATAAGGGCATACGTGCGTCGCTTTGGCGCATTAAATTATTGTCTACAGACTCTGACTGGGCTTGTGTTTGACGCGCAAAGTGATTTGTACGCTGTTCCACAAACTCATTAGGAGTCTTGCAAAGCAATAACCCGCCAACCTCAACGTTATCTTTAAAACGACTGTTGGGGTCAACTATCAGTTGAAATCTTGGTTGCTCTTCAATCTTGACTGGTTCCCAACCTTCACGCATTTTGGCGGAAAGATTACGAGGGTCAGGCTTGTCCAGCATGGAGATACGAATCCAACGATAAGAAAACCCAGCCTTTTTGTCAGGCTCAGGAAGCAAGTCTGCGGGCGCCCACTGCTTAGGACGCATATCAGTTGCTCGAGTTTCTAATTCTCGTGAAAGGCGGTTGGTAGTAGTCATATTAGTTCTCCAGTTTTATTACTTCGCGAGCGTATTGCTCAGGGGTCAATCCAAGTTTTTTGGCTATATGAATTTGACTAGCCTTTAGCCGCACTCTATTTGGGGAGGTGCTGCGGGTAGCTGACGCCACGACAGTGCTTGATTTTGTGCGAGGGGCTTCCCTCGTTTCTGTATCAGAATCATTAAAGTTTTCTGAAAACCGCTTGCGCATTGTTTTGTCCAATGTCGCATAATATTCATCCGAGCCAACGTGTACGCCGTTGCGCTTTAGCTTTTCGTGTAAGCCAAGTGCCGCCGCCGTCATCTCTTCATCTTGCCCAAACCAATCATTGCGCTTTTGCCACGCAGATGCCCTACGGTCAAACTGAGGAGATTGTTGTGCTGCTTGTTGCTGTTGTACCTCATATTCGGACCCTTGTACAGGGGTAGGACGATAATTTTTTGCAGAATGTAGTTTTAAATTAGCATCTTGCATTGCTTGCTGTGCATCAACTAACTTATCGCCGTCACCAGAGTCGTACGCTTCACGGTACGCCTTCTTTGCCATTTCTAGCTCAAGACCTGCCGCGTTCTGCACAGTGGTAGCGTACTCTTTCTCGCCAGAAGCATACATAGCCTTAAGGCGTTGGTTCTCACCAGTCACTTTGCGGGCATACTCAATTGCCTCTTGCTGCTCGCGATACGCGGACTCTTTAGCCCGTCGCTCGTCGTGCCACACTTTTTTCATCTGCTTGAGGCGAATCTTAACTTTATCGGAATATTCTTCCAACTCGTCATTCTCAAGTTCGTCTACAACCTCTTTAGGCATCGGCTCTCGGCCGCGGTCCTGCTCGGGCGTATCGTCTTCAATCTCGACCTCGAACTTATCTTCTACCTGCCCACCTTTTGATTTTTCGCCATCCTGCTCGTCAGGAAACTTAAACTCATCGTATTCAGCCATGATTTATTCCTTATTTGCGCTTGATACCGCGGGGGTCTTGAACTGTACCCTCAACCGTATCATCGTTGATTAGACGGAACTCCCGCCCATGAATGACTAGCTTTGACCCAGAATGTGGGCGAATCAAAACAAAATCACCTACCTTGCACCACGGACCTGTCGGGAACTTCGCTTTATCAGCGTAGCAATCCGGACCCATAGCCACAACAAATAAAACCGTTGTTAGAGTTTCTTCATTACGCATCGTTTCGTCGGCCTTAATAAGGCCGCTGTCATACTCTGCTTCTGCTTCAGGAATAGCGCACAAGATGTGGTAGCCAGAAGGTTTTGGTAACTGACTTGCTTTTTCCTCGGCGGTGGCGTCGGAACGGTACATACCTACTACTTGTGGATTATTGGGGTTTGAGCCAATAAGTATTTCACTCATCAGATTTCTCCATACGGGTTTTAAGGTCAAGGGTATAGCCCCGCGCAGTGATAAGACCTCTAATCTCACCACACAGTCGTTTGTACTCTTCGTACGAAGTAGCGTTGCCACTACTTAGGTACTCTGAAAGTTGGGTAACTTTTTCGTTTATTTCTTTAACGATTACATCGAATACGTCCATCACTCACCTGTTTTGGGTTGGTTGTTGCGTTGGTTTTGCATAGCTTGCATAGTTTGTAAATCTATTTGTTGCTTTCTAATAGAAGAATCTACACCGACCTTAATACTTCCTAACTGTTGCTGGGAGTCCAAGTTTTTCTTATCCTGCTCGGCTTTAACCCCGATACGAACACCATCTATCTGCGCTTGGGTCTGAATACGCTCCCGTTCAATCTGCATCTGCTCTTGCTTAAGCTGCGCATCTATTACGTCCTTAGTCTTTTTACGTTCGAGCTCGCCTTGCTTGAGTTGTAACTCTTGTTGTTGCATCTGCACTATTGGGTCCTCCGCTTGTTGTTGAGCTTGCTGTTGTTGCATCTCTTTCTGGTTCATCTGCAATAGCTGTTGAGCGGCTTGAGCTAATAGTGGGGACAACCTTGCTTCAACCTCTGGACTCATATTGGCATCTTCCCCAGCTTCATCTTTTTGCGTAGGTAAACTCATACCCAGTTGTTGCTCAATCTGCTTGCGGTACTCCATCCCCAAATGCTCCGTTATATGGTTCAACATCGCAGCCTGAATCTGAGGAGCTATAGGGTTGTTTTGCAAGAGTTGTGCGATCTTTGGGTCTTGCATTGCCGACATGTGCACGGTGATATGTGCCGTATGGTCTTGATATAAGAAGGCTTTGGCGGGCTTCATCATCAAGATATTTTGGTTCTCGCTAACTGGATCGGTAGGCTTTTGGTCCTCGTCCATAGGGATTAACTTCTGTACTTCTTTTATACCTAACACGTCTAACATCTGGCGATGTAGCAAGGGCATGTTGTACATCTGTGGTGCGCCCTGTGCTAGTTGTAAGACTGCTTGGTACTGAACAATCTTTTGCGCCATTGTGCTGGCATTAGGATCGGATACTGGAACCACGTCTACATTGTCATAGTCAGATTTCTTAGCCATACGATCACCTGCAACTGGATCGTAGTTATAGTCTTCTGGGGTATAGTCGGCAATGATCTTCTTTAATAGCCCAAGCTCGCGCTTCATTGAGAAGTGCACCCGCGCCTGAACAGCGGACATAACTTTTAAGGTGCGCTCTAAGATAGCGAGCGTTGTGCCCACAGGCGAGTTAGCGGACATATCACTAATTTGTAAGTCAGCTGTATTAGCAAACCTACGACCGTCTTCCACGATCTGATTCATTAAAGCTAGTAATACTTGGCTAGGCTCTTTGTAGGGCAAAGGCATAATGTTGTCACGCATTGCACCACTTCCAATATCTACATCTCGGAACTCGCCCGGAGAGATTGGAGTATCGTCACCCTTAATACGCATACCACGAGTTTTAAATCCGCCGGGTAAGTTACTTAAAGTACCAGCATCAACTAGCTGACGGATAAGAGAAGTGCCAGATTTAGCAAAAGCACCAACGAGGTGAATGAGCCCAAAGTAATAAAAACCAAAGCCGGGTACATAGCCATAGTGAACCAAATGCTGACGTTTCTGATATGTATCATCATCAGGTTCCCAATTGCGGCGAATAGAAAGGATGGTAGTGCTCCCTTGTTCCAACGTGACAATGTAAGGTAATGCAATGCCCGTTGGCTCTCCGTCTTCTTCATGTTCATATCCTTCTAAGTCTAGGTTAACCTGTATCTCTAGAAGTTTGTACCGTGCGTCTGATGTAGCACTAAACCCTAACTTATCAGCGATCTTCTTTTCTACTTCATCAAGTGTATTGTTAGGCTCACCCAAATCAATGTCGCGGTAAAACCCACCGACCTGTAGCTTCCTAATTTCATTCTCGGTTTTACGCATGACGTGGGTAACACGCTCTGCTGTCTCTATATTAGACGCACCGTATGGCACAACAATATCTTCTGCGGGTACGTACATAGATACCTGACGATCCAATGACGGATCGAAATACACCTTCTTAAAGGCGTTACCAGATAAACCCAAGCCCCATAACATGCGCTCATGCTCAGGACGGTACTCTTGCATCACGTCCATAAGCTGGTAGTTCATATCGTCTTGTACACGCACCGCAGCATTTTTCTTTTCTACTGTTTCTTTACCAATGATCTGTGTCTTAACAGGACCCGAAGCGGGGAATGTAGACATCATTGTTTCGGCTTGGAACTTAACTAGCGCTTCTGCAAGTAACGGATGGTACACACCACACGCGCCGGGCCAAGGCTCCATACGCTCTTCAATCTTAAGCCCTAAAAGCTCTAACCCGTCTACATATGTTTGTAGCCAGTCTTTTCTGGAAGCAAGGTCATCTTCAAAGTCGCTCGTAAGCTCACCCGCTAACTCGGCAAGGAGGCTATCGTTTAACTCTTCCGCAAGGTTAATATTAAAGTCATCTTCTGCTTCTGCTTCTTCTTGCGTAAGCGAAAGGATCGGCTCCCCATCTATCCCAATAGTCACGGACTCAGGGTCTTCAATCTCAATCTCTAACTCAGGAGCATCCTCATCCTCTAGCTGCTCTATACCTTGGGGTAGTTGGTACAGCCCTTTATCGATCGACATAATTTAAAATCCTTAGTAGTATCCAACGGTTTTTCTACGCCGAGAATAATCCGGCTCATCTTCATAGTCTGTATCTAACCTAATAAACCCACCCCGACGAAACCGGAGTATTGCTTGGGTCATTGAGTCAACTAAGTCATCATGCTCGCCAGACGGAAAGCTAGCAACTTCTTCTACTAACTCTTCCGCCCATTGTTTGTTAGGCACCCAAATCCGCCCGGACGCAAATATATCAGCAACTGAGTTAAGTCGGGCAATCTTATCATTACCTTTACTGGGTGTATACTCCTGCACTGGAACGCCCATACTGCGTAGCTCAAATATTAACGGAGAACCAGCGGCTTTAGCCTCAACGATTAACGAATCTGGGTCCCACTCTTTATACTGCTCATACGCTACTTGTTTTAGTTCGGGAAACTCCATACGCCGCTTAAAAGAGTTTAGTAATATGATGTGCGCTTGGTTTACCCCTGTATCGTCCGGCTTATAGAACACCCCCCACGTCGTACAGGCAGAATAATCGGCACGTTCATGCTTTAAGAATGCTGTATCCCAAGACTGGATGGTAAATTCGCAAAAAGGCGGGTCATCATGCTCCCAAATCTTCCACCATTCCCGCTTAACAATAGCAGATATATCAGAAGTCGGGTTCTGCATGTACTGCGCCATCCACTTCCCGTTAGGAAGCTCCGTTTTAAGCGCGGAAAGTTCTTTTAATGACCAAAATTCAGGCCAAAGGGGTCTACCAGAAGGTAAAATAGCAGGAAATTCGATAACTTCCCACTCATCCCCGTTTCTTTGGGCTGCGGCTTTAAGTAATGCACCTGTTAAATCTTTTTTAGACCATCGTGTCATCACAATTACGATAGCCCCGCCCGGTTGTAGACGCTGACGAGGGCCTGATGTGTACCAATCGTAGGTTTTGTCGTATATTGCAGGGTCGCTCTCGGCTAATGTAGCCTCTTGTTCAGAGTGTGGGTCATCAATAATAAGTAAATCAGCACCTTTACCCGTCATAAGACCACCTACACCGATAGCGAAGTAGTCCCCACCCTTATTAGTTGCCCAACGACCCGCAGCTTTAGAGTCAGACTGTAGCGAAATACCTTTGAAAACATCTGTATAGAGAGCGGAGTCCACCAAGTTACGTACCTTTCGCCCAAAACCTACCGCTAACTCAGCAGTGTGCGAGCTCTGAATAACTTTTTTGCCCGGGAAGTTGCCTAAGAACCAAGCAGGTAGTAAATACGACGCAAACTCAGACTTAGTATGTCGAGGAGGCATATTGATAATTAGTCTTTTACACTCCCCGCGGGCTACTCGCTCGAACGCAGCTGCCATTTTTGCATGATGCGCCCCATGAATAAAGTTAGGCCATACATAACTAGTAAAGCCCATGAAATCGTTTTTAGCATGGGCAGTCGTTTCTAACTTCTCGCGTTCAGCAATAAGTGTGGCTAATTTGGCTAATATATCTTCTGGTAGTTGATCTTTAGCTAGCTTAATCTGATTCAACTGTGCTTGGCTCAGCATCCTCATCCTCCACGTCTCTATTTTCTATATCTTCTATTATATCTGTTATACCTAACTCATCGTCATCTAACGACAGTATTAAATCTAGCTCATCAGCAGTCTCAGCCTTTACTTCGTCTACAGGTCCCATGTACCGTTCAAGCAACCGAGTAAGCTCTCCGTCGATCTGCTCAACGGTTCTGTGGGTTATGTTTACCTCAAGACGTTCTGAGAATGCACCAACATTAGAAGTTTTACCTAGTAGCTCTAAAGCCTTCAACCTAATTTTTGGGTCTGGGTCTACTGTTTCGATGAGTAATTTGTTAGTTATATAGGTACGTAGCCGCGTAGAGGCGTTTAGCAACTCTCTGTCGTACTCAGATAGGATGGTTTCTAGATGCAGTATAGAGCCTGCATTTTCTTCTTTGATTTTTATTGAGCGCCCGTGTATCGCATTACGCGCTGTACTACGGTCTTCTTCTGTTACCTCTACTTCCCCACCTGCTTCTATCAGCGCTTTAATAGTTTCTACTGCCAACTTCGCACGGTCGCGAATTTCCGAAAGTTCTTCGGGGGTAGTATCTATTGGCAACGGTATCCCGTTATCCGGCGTAATAAGAATAGGCATATGTGAGGTAGCGGTTTGAAGCTCCAATTATTAGATTATATAGTAATTTCTTTTGATACCCTAAAACCTTTTTAAAAAATATATAGGGGGTGGGGGGGTTGGA